GTCGAATGCCAAGTCCGACCCGGCCAAGGATCAAAAGCCGATGTCGCGGCAGGAGAAGATCGCCAGTGGCCTCTCCAGCCTCTTCGAGGGCGGCAATCAAGAGCCGTTCAGCGAGATGTTCAATACGAAGTGATGACTTGCCAGGTTGTTGCAACTAGGGCGCCTTCGGGCGCCCTTTTCTTTGGGTGTTGCATAGATGCCATGCGGTGTGGTATTATTAGTCATCGCTGACTGATCGAGAGAATGGGAGGTCGGCACCCCAATGCGCGCGAGTGACCGCTGCGCCTGGTCTGCAAATCTCAAAACCTATCTCTTGGAGGATTCCAAATGCCTTTGCTTCGCACGGAAGCTGAAAAGCTTTCTAACAACACCCTGCTGTCCGGCGTGGTTGAAGAAATCATCGACCGCGACGCAATGTTCGCCCTGCTTCCGTTCACCAAGGTGAACTCGAAAGCGCTTGTCTATAACCGTGAAAACACTCTCGCCGAAGGTGACTTCCTTGATCCCAACGAAGCCATCAACGAAGGCGCCGCGACCTTCACCGAAGTGACCGCGAAGCTGCGCATCCTTGCTGGCGACGTTGACGTGGACAAGTTCCTGCAAACCACAATGTCGGACACCTCCGATCAGGTTGCGATCCAGCTGATGCAGAAGGCGAAGGCCCTCTCCCGTCAGTTCCAGCGCACCGTGGCTCAGGGTAACGCGACCACTTCCCCGAAAGAGTTCGACGGTCTGCCCCAGCTGGTTGCCAACGACATGACCATCGCTGCTGGCGCCAACGGCGGTGCTGTGACCATTGAAATGCTCGACGAGCTGAAGGATATGGTCAAGTACGGCATCGACGCATACGTCATGCGTGCCGGTACATGGCGTGCGATCCGCACCGCGCTGCGTGCGATGGGCGGCACCACACCGACCATGATCGAGATGGAGAACTTCGGTTATCCGATGCCTGCGCTCGACGGTATCCCGGTTGTGGTCAACGACTGGCTTGCTGCTGACGAAGTTCAGGGCACCGAGAATGCTTCCTGCTCCATCTACGGCGTTCGCATGAACGAAGTTGACGGTCTGCACGGCATCTACGGCGGTGACTCTGCTGGTCTGGTCGCTGAAAGCGTCGGCACCGTGCAGAACAAAGACGCATGGCGCTTCCGCCTGAAGTGGTATGCCGGCATGGCCCTGCGCTCCACGCAGTCGCTGGCCCGCCTCAAAGGTGTGACCAACATTTAATCGTGCCAATAAGTCACGAATGACTTACAATAGGGCAGGCTCTTCGGGGCCTGCCCTTTTTCACATAGAGGAACAGATATGTCCAAGATCAAACTGATGTCCAAAGGCATGAACAAGTTCACTGGCAACCTCGGCACCGTCGCCTTCGAGAATGGCGTATCCGTCGAGATGCCGTCGCAGGCCGAAACCAATCGTCTCGCAGCCATCACCAAGATCGAAGTGATCGACGACGAAGGCGCCTCGCAAGGTCAGGCGGGCCTCGGTGTCGGCATGGCGGCCGGTCGCGGCGTGGGTATCGCCAATGCCGCCCACTCCGAGCGCGGTGAGCGCGAGCCCTATCAAGTCGAGAAGAACGCGGCTGATGTCCAGGTTGGCGGCACAGAGCCTGCTAAAGATGACGTGGATGACGCTGAGCGCGCGCTGAATGAGATGGTCAATGAAGCCGAGCAGGGCGCCGAAGGCGGCGCATCGACGGAGGGTGAAGAAGGCGAGGATCGTAAGGTCTACACCGCCGACGAGCTGGCCGAGATCGCTGATGCCGAAGGTATTCAGGGTCTGCGCAAGATCGCCAATCCGCTCAACGTGAAGGACAACTCCATCGCGGGGCTGATCAAGGAAATCCTGAACGCACAAGGTAGCAAGTGAGATGACCAGTCAAACGTACACCGCAGGAAGCGATTGCCGTATCGAGGTCGATCTGGTTGACGAAAACGGCCTCGCCATCGACGGGACCAGCTATGCCTGGGAACTGCTGAATGAAGAGGGCGACCAGATCGCCACTGATGTTGGTTCGCTTGCTGCGGGTGCGGTGACTGCCACCATCACTGTCCCGGCCGCCCAGAACACTCTGCCGGCCGGGGTTCGCATGGGCGGGCGCATGCTCAGTGTGGTCGTTACTGACGATCAAGGTGACACGCACAGCATGGGCGTCACCTACCTGCTGCGCGCCAATGTCTTTCTGCAAGTCCCCTCGGAAAGCGGTCAGACCCTCATTCAGGCGATGATCATGTCTCAGGGCATGCCGCCTGTGTTGATGGAAAGCTTTCGCTTTTCCAGCGACGCCGAGCGCGAAGCGGCCCTTGCTGAAGCCTGGGCCCGGCTGTCAAAGATTTCCCTCGACCCTTTCCGCGACACCGACGTGCCGGATTCCGCTCTCTCTGAGGAGATCTTGAGCCGCAGCTTTGCGGTCAATGAGATCAGCAAGGCGGATTGGGACTTGCTGCCCGAACACTTTCGCACCGCCTGTCGGCGCGCGCAGATCATCGAAGCGACCGTCCTGCTTGGGGGTGATCCGACCTGGGAGAACAGAGAGAACGGCCTGCTATCTAAGTCAGTAGGTGAAAGCTCGGAGATGTTTCGTTCCCGACCTCCTGCACCTTCCGCCCTGTCGCCCAAGGCCCGCCGTGAGGTTGCTGCCTATATCAACTCCAACGTGATCGTTCGCCGCGCATGATGTCCCCCTTCGACCGCATTGAACTTATCGCCGATCAATCTGCGGCCCGCTATCGCAGTACGCTGGACATTCTGCGCAATCAGGAGACAGCGGCGCTGATGACGCAAGATGCCACAACCCCAGCTGCGGTGCGGGCACTCAAGACATCCCTTGAGCGCATTGGCGACATCTTCCTCACCGACGAAGAAGAGAAGTTGCGCGGGCTGATGGAGGAGATGTTCGATCTCGCTCACACTGAGGCGGCGCGGCAGATGGGTGACGGAATGCGTCTCAGCGCCCAGCACATCGACACCTTCCTTGAGTTCGGTGTTGATGAAATCGAGGCCCAGCTGGTGCGTGATGTGGCGCAGATCATCAAGCACCATCGCAAACGCGGGATCGAGGCACAGATGCGCGCCAACGCCCGGGGCCTGTCAGTCAATGAGGCGCTGATGGAGATCCGGATCGAGGGTATCGGTGATCGGGCTTCGTTGTGGTTCACAGATAGGGCAGGGCGGCGCATCGCGAGCCAAAAGCATATGCGTCGCTTCTACAGGGCTTTGATGCGTGACGGGTATCTGAGCGCCCTAGCGTCTCTGCTTGCGCTGAGAGGGGCTGACAGCGCCCGTATCGTGCATCCTGACCCTAGTCACAAGAGCTTCGGGGAGATCGTGCGTCTCGACGGGGCAAAACCTGACCTTTCGAGCTATGAGAGCGTCTTTCACCCCAATTCCCAGGCCACTCTTTTGGTCGAGAACCTGTTTCAGGAGAAGTACACATGAGCTTTCGTCCGCGCTATCCCTGCGTCATCATTCGCCAATCCTCGGGCGGGTTCGACGGTTTTGGTCGCCCCAAGACTTCATCCAAGCGGATCAAGACCCGCTGCGATGTCGTGCATATCCGCGAAGAAGCAGAACACACCACTGTTCGAGCAGACAGCTCCGCATCCCGAGGGCGCGCGGAAGAGTTCGTCAACGATGCGCGTTTGATGGTGAACCCACGCGAGGATGTGCGCCTGGGTGATCTGGTCGAGGTCAAGAGCTTCGGCGAGCCCGGCGCGCGCAACACTTTCGAGATCGTGCGCATCATGCGCCGGGTGGATGTCGGCGGTCGCGTTCATCACATCGAGATCGACTGTGACCGCTACGCCCCATCGGAGGCGGTCTGATGGGTATGAAGATCAAAAATCGAGGCGCGGTGGGAGTGGGGCTGGAGAAGTACGCGCGAAAGAGCACTCGCGCCCTGCGGCGGGTTCAGGCTGATGCGGCCGAGGAGCTGGCCGACGCTGCATCTGAGATGGCGCCCTTCAAAACGGGCGATCTGGAATCGAGCATGGAAGTGCTGCGCGAGAAGGGCGCCGGTGGTCGTGTAACCTATGTCATCAGACCAAGCCCGGACATTCCTTACGCCACGCGCATGCATGAGGAAATCTACGAACTCGGCCCGGGCTCCATCGAGAAGAGCGAGACCAGCCGCTTCCCCGTGGGGCGGAAGTACCTCTCGCGCGCCGTTGATTACATCGTGGGCGAGTGGGGGCTGATGCGTCGCGCCAAAGAAGCAATGAGGAAGAAGTAATGGATCTGACACCCCTTCGAGACTTTGTCATCGACCAAGAGCCTGACTATGAAGAGGGGCGCAATCTCTTCATGTTCCATATGCCCGCACAAGTGCAGATTGGCGCTGTACTGGTTGTCGAAACCCCGGGCGCAGGTGTCGATCACGAAATCCCCGGCACCTTCAAGCAGCGCATTCAGGCGATCGTGCGGCACTCGGATTACACCGAAGGGCAGCGCATGGCGCGACAGCTCTATGACATGCTGAACCTGCGCCGGGAGCAGATCGGCGACTATTACTTTCACTACATCATGCCGCGTCATCTTCCGATCGCTTACAGGCGAGGGGAGAGCGGTCTGATCGAGTTCTCGGTGAATTACGACACCCACTTTGCGGAGACATGAGATGTGGAACCCGGTCAAATGGTTCAAGCGATGGCGAAAGCTGCGGGGCATTGATGAAGAGATCAGCGCAGCCAGCACGGCGCTTTATCTTGCCCTTGCGGCCAATGATGTGAAGCGCATGGCCCGCTTGAGACATATCCTGCATCAGCTGATGGATGAGCGACATCGAGTTAAGCTCGACCTGTGATCCTGCCTTAGCCCTATTGGTAAGTCAATACTGACTGTGGTATACTTGCGCCAGTTGTGCCCGTTCACCGACTTACTGAAAGGATCATTCGATGCCCAGCTCCACACAGAACGTCAAGGTCGGTGTCTGCACCGTTGACTTTGGCGGCACCAATCTCGGCTTCACCAAAGGCGGCGTGTCCGTCTCTGTGACCACCGAGACTTACTCCGTCACCGTCGACCAATTTGGCGACACCGCAATCTCTGAAATCATCACGGGTCGTACCGTCACCGTGAGCACACCTCTTGCCGAGACCACGCTCGAAAACCTCGTGCAGGTTATGCCTGGCGCCACTCTGATCGGCACCGGTGCCAGCAAGAAGGTCGAAGTTGTCGATGCGGTCTCCACTGACTTGCTGTCGATCTCCGACAAGCTGACCCTGCACCCGCAGGCGCTTGCTGAGACTGACAAGTCGGAAGACTTTGTCATCCCCTACGCCTCGACGCCTGGTCAGATCGAGTTCGCCTACGAGCTGAACTCCGAGCGCGTGTTCAATTGCGAATGGAAGGGCTATCCCGACCCGACCACGCGCGTTCTCTTCATCTTCGGTGACGAGACAGCTACGGCCTAAGATTGAAGTCAGTGGTGACTTACACTAAGATGAAGTCACCACTGACACTCACAAGGTTCCCCAACATGTCCGACGTTCACTACCTCGATCTCGATGATGCCGTTCCCACCGTCAAGAAGACGGTCAAGATCGACGGCAAAGAGTATTCTTTCAAAGAGCCTACCATCGAAGACTTCGCCAAAGACATGGCGCGCATGAAAGACGTGAAGCGCCGGTCCAATGAGATCGCCGAAGAAGAAGGTCTCAACGATCAGGAACGCGACCTGAAACACACCGAGCTTATGCTGACCGTCATGCTGGACGGCATTCGCCAAGCATTCCCCGACATGCCCGAAGAGGTCATCAGGGGTCTTTCAACCCCGCGCATCACCGCCATCCGCGACTTCATTCAAGCCGAAGTTACCAAGGATGCCGAGGACGAGTCGGGAAACGCATAACGGGCTCCGGGATCACCAAGATCGACTTCGGTCTGCTCTTCTCGCGAGTCCTTCACCACTACGGCCTGAGCTACCAGGACGCCCGCCAGCTGCCTCTCAGAACCTTCTGGATGCTGTCGCGCAACATACCCCGGATCAGTGCCGACAACTCCCTTCGCATGATGAACGCCTTTGCCGCGGCACAGAGCGCTGAGGGGTACAAAAAGGCCGCCGAGGGCCTGCAACGAGAAGTGGGCGATTTCGTCCTTGAGGAAGCTCCAGAGCCGGAAGGGATGGAGCAGTTGCGCGGCCTCATGAAGAGGCTGCGGTAGGAGCGTAAGATGGCAGTCGTCGAAGACATTGAAGTGGTGATGGATCTTGATGACAAGAACTTCACCGTGAAAATCCGCAAGGCTGCCGCGGAAAGCCGCAGGTTCGCCAAGTCGGTCGATAACATCGACCGTCGAGTGAAGAAGATGTCTCACTCGATGCGCGGCGCCACAGCAACGGTGCGTGACTGGTCGATCATCATTGGTCAGGCGCGCAACGTCCTGCATCAGCTCTGGTATGTCACCGGTGCGTGGTCACAGTCTCTCGTGAAGACCAGTGCCGAAGTCGAGCGCCTGACAAAGCTCATGGAAGGCATGTCCAAGGCTGACACAGCCGCAGGGCGCGTGAAGGAGGCCGCTGACAACGTGGACGCTCTTTTCGAAGCGGCACGAAACGCGCCTTTCTCGATGAACACCCTTTCGGACAGCTTCGTGAAGTTCAAGTCCGTAGGGCTCGACCCGCTTGACGGGTCCATGCAGGCGCTGACCGATGCTGTCGCAGCCTTCGGTGGCACTGACGAAACCTTCCATCGCGCATCCATCGCCATTCAGCAGATGGCTGGTAAGGGTGTGATTTCCATGGAAGAATTGCGCCAGCAGCTCGGCGAGGCGGTTCCCCAGGCGATCACCATCATGGCTCAGTCTATGGGTGTCAGCTACGGCGAGTTGGTCGATCAAATCTCTAAGGGTACGGTTGCTGCAAAGCCCGCCCTTGAAGCGATGTTCAATGGGATGCAGGCCGTCTACGGCGGCAAGGCCAAAATGATGATGGAGACCTACAACGGTCGCGTCGCCAAGCTGAAATCGACATGGACAGAGCTGGTCGCCAAGAACGATGGCATTAGTAGCTTCTTTGCGGCGCAGAAGGACGGCGTGAGCGCTGTCACGGACATGCTGGGCACCGAAGCCATCGAGGAAATGGCGACAGCCATCGGTGACATGATGGCTAACGTGATGACGAAGATCACCGGGCTGATTCAGAGCTTCTCCACGATCTACTCTAATGCAAAAGCATTCTTTACGCTGGTTAACAGGGCTTCGCTGAACCCGAACAACTTCGTCTACTACCTTCGCACTAGCCTGATCGACGTGATCAGCCTGATCGGCTTCGCGGGCAAGGAGTTCGCCCGCATCGTCAAGCAGATCACCGCGGCGTCGATGGGCCTGACTTCCGAGGAGCTTGATCGGAAGCTCTTTGAGGAGCGCCTGCGCAATGGCGCTGAGTTCACGGCAGATGAATATGACATGCTGGTCGAGGCGCATGAGGAAGGGACGGCTAAGCTTGAAGGGCTGAAGAAAGAGCGGGATGAGCTTCTTAGAGGCATCATCGAACACAGCGACTTCGCGGAGAACGATCTGAAAGCCCGCGGAGAGGCGCTGTTTACCTTTGAACAGTTCGAAAAAACCCTGAACGAGGCATTGGCGGCGAAACGTCACCTCGACGAGCTTCAGGCGCAGTTAGAGCAGAAGAAAGCAGAGCAGCGCGCTGCCTTGAACGATGTGCAGATGCTGAGCGTAGATGGGAGCGCGGACGAGAAATACGACGCCAACCTCGCTGCGGCCAATGCGGGCATTGCTGTCTCCAATCTGGAAACACAAATCACATCCTTGCAGTCGGCATATGACATTCTGAAATCATCCATCAAAGCCACCACCGACGCCTACGGGACATCGGAGGCTGAACTGCGTCAAAACATGAAGCCGGCGCTCGATGAGTTTGGCAATGCCGTCCTGGCAGGCTCAGACGCCATCAGCATCATGTCGACCAGCTCGAACAAGGCTCTTCGGGATACCGCTGAACGGGTCATTCAACTTGAAGAGGAGATGCAGAAGCTTGCGAATGTCGATGTCGACCTAAGCGCGGCGTTGGATGAAACGATGCCCAAGAAGATCGACGCCATGCTGCAAGAGGGTCTTGAGGTCGTTGACGACTTCGAAGCCGGCCTTGGCACTTCGGTCATGTCTATGCGCGAGGAGGTCTCGGCAATTCTCGACGACACAGCTCTGTCGCAAGAGCAGCGGTTCGCTCAAGCCACAGAGATCGTCAACAAGTTCTATGCCGATCAGTCGCACAATCTGGTTGTTCTCGTTGCAGCCGCGCAGGAAGCGATGGCTGCGCAGGGCATGATGGGCGCTATCGCCGCGCATCAGATGGGCGAGAAGGTCATGGAAATCCTCGCCAAGCTCGGCTCGGACAAAGACGCTTATCTCAGAGGCATCGAGACCGGCATTGTGCCTGTATCTGGATCTGGATCGTCGGGCAAAAAGAGCGGCGGCAAGTCCAAAGGGCAGCGCGCGACCGAAAAGCTCAAGGAGCTGATCGAGAAGACCAATCGCGAGGCTGAGAGGCTCGGCGAGACGCTTGCTGATCCTTTCTCCTATCAGCTGCCCTCTGCCATCGACAAGGCTCGGGAGAAGATCGACAAGCTCGCCAAAGACATGTCGGGCGGCAAGTGGACGACTGAGATGAAGGCGCTCTTCGATCAGATGGCAACCAATGCCGTCACCGAAGAGCTGATCGAGATGAAAGAAGCGACCCGCGACATCGAGCGCGCCTTAATGGGTGAGCGCGAGGCGCGCAACGACATCTACGACGAGGAAGTCCAGCGCATCGCCGACATGAAGGAGAAGCTCATCGAGATGGGCCTGTGGCGCGTCGAGTGGGAGCGTATCATTCAGGCACAGCTCAAAGGTCTTCAGGAGGAGCTGAAATCCAAGTCGCCAATGGGCGAGTTCGCAAATGAGTGGAAAGACCTCTTTGACGATCTGGAGCAGAATGCAGCCGACACCTTCGGCAACATCTCCAAGGAAATCGCCAACATGGTCACTGAGGGCGAGGCGGATTTTGCCAGCCTAACCCGCTCTGCGATCAACAGCATGCTGGAGATTTCGATCAACGCTGCCATGAGCGGTCTCTACGACTGGGGTAGTGACCTTGTCAGCGGTTGGATCGGCGGTATGGGCGGCGGTGCAGGCAAGGCAGCCGCAGCCGTCAAGCACACAGGCGGCATGGTGGGCGGCATGGGTATGTCTCGCTCCGTCGATGCATCGCTCTTTGCTGGCGCCCCGCGCTTCCACACAGGCGGCATTGTCGGGGATGAAGTGCCGATCATCGCCAAGAAGGGCGAGGGCGTCTTCACCGAAGAGCAGATGAAGGCGATCGGCAAGGGCATGTCGAACCAATCCACAGCCGCCCCGCGGGTCAATATCATCAACGAAACTGGAACGCCGGTTGAATCCTCCGAGGCCAACACCCGCATGGATGCTGAGGGCATGATCCTCGATGTCGTGCTCTCGGCCTCGGGCCGCCCGGGCAAGTTCCGTGAAAGCCTGAAAGAGGTTCTTAAATGACCGTCGCAGCCCCTTCGGTGATCAATGATCACGACAGCGCCAAATACAGCGTCTCATTCGCAGGCGATCCCGCAATTGCTTTCGGGTCCGAGGATGACTTTCAGATCACCCGCCCGCGCTATACGCGGCCCGCATCGCGGGAGCATACGATCGGCTTCACCTTCGTCACTGACGCCGTGAAGAAGCAGATCGAGGATCTCTGGCTGAACGCGAAGGGCGGGTCGTCCTTCATCTCAGGCTTTGTCGACCCCGTCTCGAAAGCGTCTCTGACCGTTCGCTTCAAGAAGGGCTCCATCCCTCAATTCAAATACCGCGGCTACCGGAATGCGCCCTATTGGGACATTTCCGGCATCGTCCTTCAGGAGGTCTAATGCCCCGTCCACTCTCCCTTGCTACCGTTGTTGAGAAGAACCGCGTCGCCTCTGACGTGGCATTCATTGTCATGGCTGAGGTCGATGTCATCGACGAGACCACCGGCAATCTGGACGAAACCCTGTATTTCGCCCGCAACAATGAGGACATCAGCTATCGCGGCAACACCTATGTGAAGTCTCACTTCGACTTCAACATCTCGGAATCCGCCGAGGGTGTGCCGGACATCTCGATCGGCTTTCGTGACCCGACGCGCGAGGTCATTCGTAAAATCGACCAGTACAGCGGCGGCACGGGATGGGTCGTTCGGCTGATGATGATCGCCACAGACGACATGACCCGCGCCCCCGAAGTCGAGGAACTGGTCTATGTGATGGGCACGTCCATCTCGGGCTATCAGATCGACTTTCGGCTTGGCGCACGCAACCCGCTGTCAATGCGCTTCCCGGCGCGCATGCAGTGGCGTGATCGCTGCCAGTGGGCCTATAAGAGCAAGGAATGCGGCTACGATGGCGCGCTTGCGACTTGTGATTACACCTTGCAGGGCGACAACGGCTGCGCAGCGCACAACAACACCCTGCGGTTCGGCGGGTTCCCCGGCATCAGGAACCGCACATGATCGACACCACTGACCTCATTGGCAAACCCTTCGAGTACCATGGGCGCGGCCCGGACAGCTATGACTGCTGGGGTCTCGTCAAGGAGTGCTACCAGCGCTGGCATGGGGTCGAGCTTCCCGACTATCCCTCCACCCCAAGTCCGCTGAGCAATGACAAAGAAATGCGGCGGGCTGCTCAATCGCCCGTCTGGAAGCCCGTAGAACGCATGCAAGCGGGTTCGCTCGTCATGCTGAGGGTCAGGGGCTTCGGATCGCATGTGGGCTTCGCTCTGACGCCCACACGCATGATCCACACTCTTTCGAATGTGAACGCAGTCATCGTGCGGGCGCAGACTTTCAAAAACCAAATCATAGGCTCGTATCTCTATGTCGGCTGATAGCAACTTCGTCCTCGCGACCATCATCTATGACCCGCTCGATCTGGAGAACCGCCAGACCGTCGAGCTGGAGTATCAGCCTGGAAAGGCTCTGTCGCATTACATCGACGGGCTGCCCGAGGAGCATACTTGGGAGGTGGCGCTCGACAGCACGTTCATTCCCGAGGAGGGGCATGCCCTGACATTCCCGCAGAAGGGGTCGCACATCACAGTGGCACCGGTGCCGCACGGCGGCGACAGTGACGGCAAGCAAATCCTGATGCTTGTCGCCACCATCGCGTTGAGCTTCGCAGCCCCTGCGATCGGCACGGCATTGGCAGGGAATTACTTCGGTGGCTCAGCGCTGGCTGCAAGCATGATCGGGGCGGGTGTCTCGATTGCCGGCGGTTTGTTGATCAACGCCTTTCTGCCGCGCCCCGACCAGGCGACCAATGAAGACGCGCAGAC